GTGTACGGCATCCTCCGCGAAGCCACTGTCCATCTGAACGACCACCTCACCGCCCCCTTCTACCATCTGGAAGCGGTGAAAGTGGAAAAAATGGATCAGCCGGGGATCGGAACCATCACCGATTAAACAAAGAAAAGAGTATCTTCACTCCTGCACGGAGAAGATACTCTTTTTCATTTCCATATTTCCTTTTATGTCCACGTAAAAACGCCGTCTCCTGACAAGACAGCGTCTTTCCTCATAAGCACAGGAGCCCGCTCCTCTGCTTCCTGTAATATTTTGTTTTCCCCCGAATCAGCTCACCGCCGGGAACCAGCCGGCCGCCGTCACCGTAATCGGGGACATAAAGTAGATCCCAGCGCATATCCGGATCACCGCTACCGATCCCGTACCCGTCAAAAGCGGCCATCTCTGCATGTGTGTAAATATCTGCCACCGACAGTCCAAGTTCTTCCACAGCCCTCGCGCAGAACATCGCAAGCGCTTCCACCTGCGCCTCTGTTGGCGGCTCACACCCCAGATCCACACCGCTCGGCGCGTCATAGTAGCAGCATGCGTCACGGCAGCACGCCAGCGCCACACCGATCGACCGGCTGTTCCTGTGCCACGTATGCGCCAGGCACTCCGTGAAATCCTCATGAATCACATGGCAGTACCCGCCCCGGTCAATCACCACATGATATGCCAGGCACTCCACCAGCTGGTACGGCGCCCCCGTCCAGTGGCAGTAAATCCGGTCAATCTTACCGCGGGCAGCCTCCAGGCGCGTTCCTATTTCATCCAAAGTCATAATCCGTTTATCCATATTTTACGGAAAGAAATACTTCCTTCCCCTCATCACTTCCTTTTCAACTTCCTTACCAGCCCCGACAGCACCCCGACACCGGCATCATTCAGATTCTCCACGATACTCAGCATCTCCGACGCCGCCAGATAACTGACACACATTTCCATAAACAGATCCGGCCGTCCCACGCTTGCCAGAAGCCGGTCTGCCGCACCGCCGCCGACGGTCAGCAGAATGTAAAGCACCATCTTTCCGGCAAACTGCCGCTTCATCTGCCTGCTGGAAATCATTCCGGCCCGATGCGCCGAGGGAATCGCCATAATGCACGATACCATATCACGATCCTCTTCCCCCTTCGCCGCCAGATACTTGTGGGCAAGCGCCATCCACTTCGTCACTAGATCAATAAATACCGCCAGTGCAAATAAACTGATCAGCTCCACGGGAAAAACCCCTTCCGCCAAAAGACCCGTCGTCACCAGCTTCACCTGCCAGTCCTCCACAAGCCGCTCTGAAGCCCGTTCAAAAGCCTCCATCCACGAACCTGCATCCATAGGCCCTCCTTTCCGTCAAAAATAAAACTCCTCACAACGGGGCCGCTCAAAGAAATACGCCCCCACCTCATCCGGCCTGATCTGCAAAATCCGCATGGAATTATAAATATCCCGCTGGGAAAAATGAAGCTGATTATTCAGCCGCAGAGACAAAGACGTCTTGCTGATCCCCAGCCTTGCCGCAAAAACAACGTCAGACCCCAGCTTCTCACGGATCCGTGCCCGAAGCCTGATATAATCAAAATGCATTCCCAATCCTCACTTTCATTTAAGAAATATCCACTTCCGTTACAAGAAATTCCTCGTTTTTGCATCTTTTATAAAATATCGTTCCTTTTTATAGAACATATGTTCTATATTAATTTAAGAATAGAACTTTCTCCCCCGTCTGTCAATAGGCGTTTCCGCAGCCCTGCGGACCCTATTTTCAAAAACGGACAGGAGAGCGTCCTATCCTAAAAAGGAAAAGCCCGAGTCCGTAACCCGGACCCTTCCCTGCCCATCTCCGGCGGATTATTCGCCGTCAGTCAGAACAGCCACATCAGAGCGGCGGACAGAATCAAGCGCCTTCACCTGCAGTCCGGCGATCGCCTTCCCCGCATGAAGCAGCTCTTCATCAGACGCGCTTTCCCTGATATTGTTAAAAGTCAGATTCTTCAAAGAACCGTCCGTATTTTCAACACGTACCAGAAGTCTTGTTTTTTCCACAGATTTGGAAACTGCCATCATTATCCCTCCTTTCCTTTTCAATATATTTCTCCTTATAGTTCGCTTTCAAAATTAATGAATTTCCTCTTCCGTAGTGGTTACCATGACCGCCTTAGCGAAAGAAGCCGCCCCGACGCCCTTGCCGTTTGCCAGCACCGGCATGATTTTCGCGGCCTCCGCCTGCACGGCGGCCAAAGCGAGCCCGTCCTTCGGATCGGCAATGCTCACAATAAGCTCCGTATTCGCGGAAGTCAGGAATTTAAGTTCCAATTTCTTAGCCATACTCTTTTCTCCTTTCCCTGTCCCCTCTCCGGAAAGGAACAGTCCTTAGCGCTGCCATTATGATATTCCTTTCGAGTTTAAATTTGCTGAAACAGGAAAAATAATTTGAAATTTTTTTGAAATACTTTTCCCGCACTTCTTTTTTCTTCTCGTTTTTATCCCGACAATGCAATAAAAAATACCGCTGTTAAGCGGCATTTCTCAGTTAAATTTACAGCATGTCCGCTGCCGATAAAACATGAACGCATCTATGTGATGAGGAGTAATGACTCTATTCCGCTCATAACTTCCCACGAGGCTCTTTCCATTTCCCTCACCACAGTCACAGATCCTTCACATTCGTTCAGGATGACGCTTGCCGTCCGTCGTCATTCTGAATGGGGATAAGAATGCCTTGAGGGAAAAACAGAAAACGGGACAGTGACACAGAGTGAAGAATCTATTGCCGTCCGCTTATCCCCCGCTTACATAAAAATACGGTACCCGTCACATCTGACGGATACCGTACTTTCTATTTCTTATACTATTTCCTTACACCTGTTTTGTTTACCATTCCGGGTTATGCTTCCGGTGAAATATGCGAACCGTACACATCACGGTAATCACCTGTTTCTTTATTGCTTTCATTATTGACACGGACACGTTCTACCTTATGCCGGTCATTGTCCTTGCCGGAAATACGGTCAACACGGGTACGATCCAAATCCTTTATCCGATTGATCTCGGGTTCAAATTCGCCGATAGCCTTTGCCATGTCGCCGTCAATAGGCGCGCCGTTCTGCAGGGCACGGTAAATAATGGCCGCAAATTCATAGCGGGTCATGGAACGGTCCCCCTTGAACTCTCCATCCGGATATCCTTCCAAAAGACCTCTGTCCGCCAATGATTTCACATAAGAATAGGCCCAGTGGTCTTTCGGCACATCGGGGAAATTAACATCCTTCATTACCGATGCCCCCGACTGCATGGCTCCGCGCATAGCTTTAATCTCAGCACTCTGCGCCTTGACAATCGCTTTCAGGTCTTCTACTTCCTTGGCCAAAGCTACCCGTGAGGTAGATACATGGTTGCCCTGTCCCAGCTTCACGCTGACTCCGGCATTCACCATGTTTTCTCCTCCCCCGAAGGAGCCTCCCACGCTGAACATGGTGTCTTCATTGGGACGGTAGAATGCTCCTACCGCTACCGCATGGGCATCTTTGTAGTTGCCGTAGCCCGCTGCCACATCCCACTTGTCATCCGGGTCGAAATCCAGCGGATGGAGGGCTGCCAATGCCGCTGCTCCCGCTCCTACACGGTTCACACGGGTTCCCAATTCGCCTACTTTATTGGTTACATTTTTGATATCCTGCGTGGAAGCGATGCCGGAAACGGAATAAGTGCTGCCGTCATTACGAGTGAAGTTCAAGGTATTCCCGTCAAGTGCTGCGGACGTCGTATAACGATCCTGCAGTCCGGTAATGGTCGCTGTCGTTCCGTCGTTGTTCGTCAAGGTGGCGGTGCCTGTACCGTTCAAGGCATAGGTCGCCGTACCGCCGGTTACTACCGTGTCCTTGGCACTGACGGTATACGTCGTCGTATTCCCGGTTTTCGTGGAAGTTACGTTTACATTGTCTCCCGCTTTTACCGCCGTCTTTTCAATTCCCAGACTGCTTGTATCGACGGACAGGTTATATCCGACCTTCTTGCCGTTTTCCACTTTATCCGTAATCTTTACTGTCCCGTCCGTAGATTCCATCTTGGGTCCGCTGACAGTGTATTCTTTCCCGCCGTCGGCATTGGTGCCTTCCGTTATGGTTGCGTAATCTCCTGCTTTCACGGTGGTATGTTTCTTTTCCGCCGCTTCTGCCTTGGCTTCCACTTTCTTCAGCTGTGCCACATTGACGGCATCGGTATCTTCCGTTCCGGCTGCAACTCCGGTAATCTGACGGGTGATGTTTTTGGACGTATCGCCTACGGAAACAGCTGCTTCTGTGGCCTTCCATGTGGAAGACGTATCTGTGGATGACGCCTTGGTGGAGGGATCATAACCCGCAACTCCCTTATCCACGGATGCCACGGAACCGTTGCCGAGGGCTACGCCGCCCGCTACGGTCACGTTTGCGTTATGTCCGATGGACACGGCATTCGCTACACTTGTCGTAACTACACTGTCCCCGGAACCGAGGATAACACTGCCGTTTGCCCCGGCAAGCTTGCGCTTATTGCCCAGCACGAGGGCGTCATCTGTATTCTCTATTTCATTTTCAGACCCAATGACAGATACGTGATTGACATTAGCAGCGGCGTTCTTGAAACCGGTAATAGAGTTGTAGGTACTTGGCCTACGGCTGGTACCGGTCACGGTGTTGTTGACGCCGATGATGGATGTCTTCTGTGTATAATCGGCTTTATTGCCGCCGCCGATAGCAAGGGTAGCGCCGCCGCTTTCGCTATTTCTTACAGCGCTGCGCAGTGTATCTGCCAGATCTTTTGCTGAAGCACCGCCATCCGTAGGTGTACCAGATAAACTGTCGATGGAATTGGTAATTTCATTGCCGGCACCAAAAATCAGGGAGCCGTTGGAATTAGCTGTTCTGTTCGCCGTACCGACAATGCTGTTCGCCACTCCGGAATAATTAGAAGATGAAGTCGCCGATTCAATGCTGTTTAAGGAACCTGTAATGGTAGCACCAAAATTTTTACTTGCAGCGGATGAATTACTCCCATAATCGGATGAAATAATAGAATATGCTCCGGTAACAGAAGAAAACAGACCGTGAGAATAGCTGTTCGCCCCTAATGCCGTTGCAAATGGCAACAGGTTATGGGACCTCACACCAGCACTATCAACAGTTACGTCCCCCAACGCCCCTTTATAGTTATGGGTACCAAGCATAACGCTGCCGGAACGGGCATAGGTATTTTGACCAATGGCTACACCGGTCACCATTTTATCAGGATGCTTAGGCAATCCATATTTCCCAATAAAAGGAAGCGTATTATAGCCTGCCTGATTAAAATCAAACGAGCGCTCTAATCCACCTACCATATTCTCTACAAAGGAATTAGAACCGATGGCGATACCGCCGCCCTGATCAAAATAATTATTCGTCTTAGCTTTATTGCCAATTACAATATCCCCTGTGGATGGCATCCCGACACCACCCGAATAGGAAATAGTTGCATCTTTACCTATGGCCACATTTTCTGCTTTCGGCGCGTTGCTGCCCGTGCCATATGCCACGCCGCTACCGGAACCTGTCGTTGTATCCGCCGCATTTGCCGTGTATCCACCCATGAGGACTCCCATCCCCACAGCTGCTGCCAGAGCGGCTTTCACCGCTTTTCCCGAAGCGCTTTTCGTGTGGCTTCTTGCCACTTCAGAAGTGACTACATAGGCATGTTTTGCCTTACTCCATACAATCTTGTAAATTTTATTCATGCTACACTCTCCCTTGTTGCATCTAACCAAAAACAGACGACACTTAAGTCATCTTAAACTATCATTTTATTATAGCACGTTTATTACAAACAACGAAGTAAAAAAATGAAAATGGCTCTCAGCTTTCAGAAGCCGGCAAGATACCGGCAGAGAAGGGACTTTCATTCTAACCTTTCATACCGCTTCCTCATCACGGGTGCAGATCCTCCACATCCGTTCAGGATGACGCCTTAACGTCTTATACAAGGATCATGGGGTCGGCCGTCAGAAGGAGCTGTGGCGCACGCAGTGCGATTGAGGTACTCGCTTGTCGTAATGATTTAAATCGTAAAAGAATAGTTAGCTTGCGGCTGACAGCTCACAGCTGATAGCTTTTATTTTCTTACCGTCCGTCATCACTCAGAACGGGGGCAGAAAAAGAATCTTCATTCTATTCTTTTGCGTCATTCCCCCAAGCCAGTATCCTCCGTCCGGCTTCGCCGGCCACCTCCTTATAAACAAGGAGGCTTGCCCAATCCCTATTCTTCCCTTTAGAATCCCTTTCCTTAACACAGCAGCAAATCCTTTGTTGGCGCTTTGAATGACGCCTTACCGTCCGCCGTCATTCTGAACGGGGGCAAGCATGCCTTGTGAGAAAATTGGGAAACAGAGCAGTGATATGGAGTGAAGAATCTATTACGCTGGTGACAGCTTATCGTTTTCCTCACCACAGCAGCAGATCCTTCACATTCGTTCAGGATGACGCCTTAACGTCTTATACAAGGATCATGGAGTCGACCGTCAGAAGGAGCTGTGGCGCACGCAGTGCGATTGAGGATACTCGCTTGCCGTAATGATTTAAATTGTAAAAGAATAGTTAGCTTGCAGCTGACAGCTTATAGCTCACAGCTAACGGCTATCAGCTAACAGCTACCGGGCAACAGCTAACAGCTAATGACCTTTGGAAATGAGACAGCCTTCATTACTCTACCATGGAAAACTTGACAGAAAAAAATCTGCCGCTCTTTACCTGCGGCAGATTTTTTCTGCGTTTACCTCTTAATTTCCACACGATACCTTTTCAGCTTGCCTCCATAGACAGGAAAGAAACTGAATTCACCGTAATCCTTTACAGGCTCCGCATTCTTCAGCAGTTCCATATCGGCATCGGAAATCACAAAATCAATATCCCCATTTTCTTTCATATGCTCCGGATCCGCCGTTTTCGGCAGCACCACCGTC